ACCACACGCATCTGCCCCACGGGGTCTTGCTCGAACTCTGGATATTGGTTGCGGTATTGCACCGCGTCGCCAGTGACCATGACCGCAAAGTGTTCGTGCGGCAGCATCAGTTCTTCACGCCCTCGGGCAATGGCTCTCACATCGTAGAGGTGACGGACCAAGCGGTCGTCGTAGTCGGCACGATTACGACCGGCACGAGCCTCTGCCGTTCGGCGCAGGAAGGACAGCACCTTTTCAGCGAGGGTCTCCTCGACGCTGATGCACTCCACGTGCAAATCCGTCCTGGGCGCCTGGATCAAGACATCCAGCATGGACGCGATGGGCAGCGGTGCCGTGGGCAGCACAGGCGGCCGGGCATTGAGCTCCAACTTGATTTCAGATCGCAGGCTGGCCACCGGCGCAAAGCGGCTCTCGTAATGCAGATTCAACGAGACGTAGCTGTTCTCGTCCCGGGCGATGATCTCGTCGGCTGGCACCGCAAAGCCGGCCTCCCTCAGCGCTGCGGCCAAGCGCTTCTTGAACTGGCTGAGCAAGCGGCTGCGCGCACTGCGCGACAAACCCTGCGGTAGAACGAGTTTGAAATCGATGTCTTCGGACATCCGCTCGATCAGGCCGTGTGCCTTGGATAGGCAGGTTCCTCCGCAAAACACCAACTGGATGCCATCGCTGTCCACCGCCACGACGGTGCGCAGCACTTCGGTGATCAGCAGGTCTTTTTCGATCACCGCCTCGGCGAGTGCTGTCAGCCCCTCGCCCATCACACTGATGATCAGTTCATGCTCGCGCGCTGTAATTGTTTTCATAGCGCACGGTGCTGATGCCGACGGTGATCTTGCGGGAAATACGGCGCTGGCCCGTGTTAAACGTCGTGCGCACGGGAATCTGTGTGGTCTTGCCCTCGGCATAGTCGGTCTGAGCACGACCCAATTGCACCGGGACGCCCAGTTTCTCCAGCGTCTCCTGCGCCAACTCAGCGAGACTGACGCGCGGCACCGGCTTGCCCGACAGCACGCTTGGGCGTGCTTTAGCGTAGACGCCATAGCCCAGGCGAACGATCTTGCCTGCCTCGATGAGCTCCTTGAGCGCCCGACTGATCTGGCTGGGGCTGCCCATCGCCTCGAAATCGGCGCGCACGACAACCTCGCCCTTGCGCAAGGCGATGGAGCGAACCATCCTGTCTTTGACGCTGAGTCGGCTCATGGCGACCTCCGATTTGATGCAAACATTGCTCATGTACTGTACGCGATCTTGACTTAATTTTCCAGACAAGGCATGAATTTTCTGATGCAAACATTGCTCATGGCAGAAACGCAAAAATCCCCCGACCCCACCACCCGTGAAGGCAGTGAGATCGGAGGATCGTTGTTTCAGGTTGTCGCGCGCTACCGTGCCGGCCCACGCCACTTGTCGAAGCTGCGCGCCCCGGTGTAGCCGAGGTAGCCGGCACCGAACAGCCACCAGAGGCTCTCTGGGATGGCACCCAGTAGCTTGTTCAAGTTCTCCGCCGCCTGGAAGACGTGCGTTGGCCACCAGATGCCGATGATAGAGCCCATCACGCACAGCAGGATCACGCCGTAGATCACGTACAGGAAGGTCGGCCTTGCCCGGCTGGTCCAGGGGTCCTGAGAGTTGGCCTCAGCCAGGATCGCCGAGAGACTCGTCTGCATCTCCTGCAGCGCCAGTTGTCCCTCGGCTTGCAGCAGCGCGAGCTTGGCTTTCTCCCGCTCGGCAGGATCGGGCACAAGTCGGTCGATGAGTCGGCTGCCGGCTTCGAGCAGTCCAGGTGCCAAGGTGGTGAGGATCGGGGTCATACGGTGCCCTCCACGAATTCAGCAATCCGGTTCATCCAGCCGGCGGCAAAGGCCGACTGCTTGGGGTCGTTGGTGATCAGCCGCCCGAGATGGCGCAAGCGCTGGCCCAGCACCTTGCTGTAGAGCACAGCTTGATCGGCGGCAGCGAGTGCTGCGCGGGTCTTGGGGCCGATGATGCCATCAGCGGTCACGCCAAGCGCCGCCTGCAGCCACTGCACCGCCCGCTTCGGCCCGGAATGAACCCCTGAATCGACCAGCAGGTGCAGCAGCCCCGGATGGGTGATGGCATCGAACCCGGGGCCGGTGATGTACTGCTGGCGGTAGATGGCACGGGCATCTGTTTCCGTCAGCGCCTGCACTTCAGCAGCCGTGGCGGGGCGACCGAGCTTGCGACATGCCCCCAGTGTCTGCGCGGTGATGCCGAATTTCGTCGGTCCACCCAGGTCGGCCGGGTGGTTCACATAGCCGCCTTCGCGGCGGATGATCTCGTCGAGGATGGTGTCGATGGGGGTCATAGCCGCTCCTTTGCGGTGGCGTTGTCAAGACGCGTCTGCGCCCAGCGTTCGATTTGATAAATCGCGCGGCTGCCCATGTGGCCGGAGATACCGACCAGTGCCGCCGTGACGAGGGGATCGAGCTGCGCGGCCTCGCACAACCAGAAGGTGATGAGCCCGGCAAACGCCGACGTGGTGATCTCACCGATGAGCTCGACCACATTGAATGAGCGGGTCTCGCCGGATTTGACTTTGCGGTAGAAGCTGACGAGACCACCCCAGGCGGCCAGACCCGTCACCCACAGGTAGGTGATCAGGCCATAGGCGGTGGGGTCTTTTTCTGGCACGGTGGCCTCCTTACTCAGATTGGGTGATGGGAACGGGTGCCGCGGTGAAGCGCTCGCACTCGACTTGCGTCGTGTAGCCCTGGGTGCCGAGCCGGTGCTCGACGCGCTTGATGCGCCAGTCGGTTGGGATGCCCGGGCGCAGAGAAATCGACAGCCGTCCTTCTGCGGCCAGACTGGGATCGCCCGGCAGGCTGAAACTGAGTTCGCCCTGGCCGCGTTCGCCGGTGTTCTTGCGGGTGGCCGCTGCGGCCTTGGCTTCCGCTTCGGTTGCATGGACATATCGGATTTCCTCGAATGGTGGTGATCCGGTGGTCACTTCCCGGCGCGCGCCTTTCTCGAAGTCCCACCAGTAGGCTTTGGTGCCACCTGTCGCGGTACTGGGTGGTTTTTGGGTATTGGCTTCCTTGGTGGAGCCGCTACCGCCGGGCTTGCGGGCCGAATGTCGATAGCGCCACTCCGCCAGATCACTGGATATGAGTTTGATCGCCGGCATTACCTGTCCGGTAATGGTCTTGATCGACCCCCTCTTGGCCAGTACAAGGAACCCGGCCACGGGTTTGGCCACGGCATCGTACTTTGCGGCCATGCGCGTGAGCAGTGCCATGTCCGACTCGGCGGTCTGATCCAGATGGGGAACGGCAATGGCGCCCAGCGCCGGATCGATCTTGGCTTGATAGCGGTGCTCAGCGGCGATAGCCTCGACCAGCTTGCCCAGCGTCGTTGCATCCCAGGAGCGTGTCTTTGGGCTGCGAAACGGCCCGACCATGTCAGCGGCCTTGGCCGAGACCGACAGCGTCGCTGGGGGCGAGCGGATCTCGAGCTCATCAACGATGAAACGCCCCAAGGACACAAGATTGGTTTCGGCATACCCAAGCGACACGGTGAGCACCGTGCCGATACGCGGCAGTTCGGCAATCGCACCGTCCTCGCGGCGGCGGTCGTCCAACGTCAGCGTCAGCTCATCGGACTGGATGCCAGCCTCATCTGTGACCACCAATTCGATGAGGCGGTCGCGGACGGCGGCAGTGATCTCTTGGCTATTGGCGTAGATGCGGAATATCGGTTGCATCCTTGCCTCCTTAGGACCACAGCCGGATCACAGGCGCTTCGACCGGCAGAGGCAGATCAGGGAGTTCGATCAGCAAGCCGGCCGAAAGCACTGGCGGCATCAGGGCCAAGTGCGGATTGGCTTCGAGCACGGCGGCGATCACATCACTGCGTCCATAGTGCTTCCAGACGATGGCATCGAGCACATCGCCATCCCGTGTGATCACTCGCTTGAAGATGGGGCTGGTCATGACAGATCCTCACCATAGGCTTTTAGCTTGATGCGGAACTCCAGCTTTCTGGGCTGACCATCGTCTGCGAACACCGTGCGGGTATCGCCGATCTCCGTGATAACCCAAGCGCCCCAGATGCGCCCCAGGCCGTCGACCAGTTGCAGCGGCTTGCCGGAATCGGCCAGCGCACGCATCGCTTCGATCTGGCCCAGGCCACCCTTGAAGCTCGGGTAGATCACGCCATCGAGCTCGATCTCGCCGACGTTGCGCCCGACAAACTGCAGCGCAGGATCGCGGTTAATCCTCGCCTGCTCCTGCCAGCGCCAGGACTGGTTGAGTGAGAACTTCTGGTAGGCGAGCGTGGCGATTTCAAAACGAAACTCGCCCAGGCCCAACATCACACGTTCGGCCATGTCACACCTCGACAAAAATAGGGAAGGAGACTGACGTGCTTGGGATCAGTCGTACATCGCCGCAGCCGGGCTGCGGGTGGTCTCGCGCATCAGGGTGCGCAGGCGCGACTCGATGAGTGCGGCGATCTCGCGCGCATCCATCCCCGGTGGGGCGTTGACCGTGATCGGAGCGGACAGCGAGACGTTGGTGTTGCCACGCGCGGCCAGTGGTTGCGCCGGCATCGTCACCGGTCTGGCACTCGCCACTGACGGACTGCCCGCCGACATCGCTGTGATGCCAACGGGTGCGGTGCCGACGGATGGGCGTGGCGCAGCCAGCGCAGCAGTGCCACCGACCGCTGCCGGACGCGCAGTAGCCGGAGCCGTGGCATTGGGAGACGCCGGCTTATCGCTACCGAAGAGCGATCCGAACCATTTGCCGACTTTGCTGCCGGCTTCCATCACCCAGCCGATCTTGCCTGCGATCCAGTCAATGGCTTGCCCGACGGTGGCGGTGATGCCGGACCAGAGACCGGTCATGAAATCCGCCACCGGTTGCCAGGCCGCGCTGATGAGAGCCAAGGGGGAGAATGTCACCAGTGCCGTAAAAACCTCAATCACCCACCCCACCAGCGTGCCAACCGCCCGGATCGGCAGGGTCAGCACCGTGAAAGCCGTGCTCAACACACCACCGATCACCGCACCGAGGGACTGGCCAGACGCCGATAGGCTGTCGAACTCCTCCTTGGTGATCGTCACTGGCGTGAGCAACTGACCGATCCAACCGACCACCCGGCTCACGCCATCGGCGATAAATCTGAAGACCGATGCCACCGCACGCCCAATCGGCGCCAGCGGGGCCAGTGCCGTGGAAAGACTCGTGATGGCCGGCTGCATCGCCGTGCGAATGCCTTGGAACACGCCGCCAAGGTAAGCGGCAATCGGGTCCCAGTATTTGCGGATCACCAGCGCCAGACCGGCAACGGCTGCACCGATCCCGACCACGATCCATGTGATCGGGTTGGCCAAGAGCGCTGACGTGGTGGCCCCAATCGCTGGCAACATCGACCGAAAGGCCAGCGCTGCCGACTTGACCGGAGCGATCATCCCGATGGCACCCGTCTGAATCCGTCCCCAGGCGAGCGACAGCATGCCAGCACTCGACCCAGTGGCCGCCGCTTGTACTTGCAGTAGCGCAAGTCCAGCGCGCGCCGACCGAAACGCCACCTGCGCCGCCAGAATCGGCCCCTTCACGAAGGTCCAGGCATATCCCAGTGCGATGGTGGCGACCTTCAAGCCCAGCACGGCACCGATCGTTCCCACCACCACCTTGGTGACGATGGGGAAACGCTCGGCCAAATTGGCGAGAGCATCGATGGGCCCCATCAGCGCACCCACCAGGCTGTTCAAGGCCGGCAGTAGGGCATTACCCACCGTGATGCCGAGCCGGCTCATCTGGTTTTTGAGGAGCTGCAGGGCGTTGGCCGTCGTGGCCGAGCGCGCCTCGTACTCCTTTTGCATCGAGCCGGCGTAGGCGGTCTGATCGGCCACCAGTCCAACCGCCTTCTCGTAGGTCTCCATCGACCCAACCAGCTTGGCGATGTCGTCGGCGTACTCCATGCCGAACAAGTCAGACAGCGTGCCCATCATGTCCGGGGCGTTCTTCACCTGCTGCAAGAAGGTTGTGAGCGCACCCTGGGCATCGCGCTCGATCATCTTCTTCATGACCTCAGCCGACAGCCCGATGTCCTGCAAGCCTTGCTGGAACTTCTCGTTTTGCTTGTCGGCGGTCGCGAGCTTCATCAAGAGCGCATTGATGCCCGTGGCCGCCACTTCGGGTGGCGTCTTGAGCGCCAGGAAGGTGGCGCCCAGCGCATTCAACTGCGCGCCGGACAGGCCGAACAGCTTGGCGGTCGATCCAGCCCGGTTGGCGATGTTCAAGAGATCTGATGCCTTGGCATCCATGTTGTTCGAGAGGTGGTTGATCGCGTCCCCGAGCTTGACCACCTCGTCTTGCGTCATCCCGAAGATCGAGCGCAGCCCCGTCATCGCCGCACCTGCCTGTTGACCCGACAGGTCGAAGGCCACGCCCATCTTGGCGGCGTCCTCGGCAAAGCGCAGCAACTCCTCTCTGGCAATCCCAGCCTGACCTGCGGCGGCCACAATGGCACCGATGCCGTCAGCGGCCATCGGGATGCGGGTCGACAGCAAGAGCACGTCTTTGGACATCTGCCCGAATTGATCCGGCGTGTCGAAGTCGACCACCTTCCTCACATCCGCCATCACCGACTCGAACTGGACCGCCGGTTGCACCAAGCCATAGAGCGCACCGCCCAAGGCGACCGCATCCATCATCTGGGCGCGGTAGGCGCTGCGGTTCTCGAGATTACGGGCTTGGGCCTGCTGGGCACGCGTGAGTGACTCGGTGCGATTGCGCAGCAATTCCATCTGCTGCCCTAGTTTGGCGGACTCGGTACCGACGGCGCGCAGGTTTACGCCTGACTTCGCCAGCGACACGGAAAGTTCATCGACGGCGGCGCGCTGGCGGCGGTAGGCATCTTCGGCCCGAGCCGCTGCTGCACGGGCACGTTCCAGTTCGCGGGCCTGCTTGGCCGATGGCTCACCGCCTTGGCCTGCGATATTCGCTTCCAGCCCGGAGACCTTCTGCTGCGCGGAGCGCATGGCCAGTGCGGCATCCTTGGCCTGGGCGCGCAGCGTCTCAAGCTGCTTGATACCGTATTGCTTGTTGCTGAGCTCCGCCATCGTGGAGCCCAGTTGATTGAGCTGAGCCTTGGCACCGCGCACGGCAGACCCGAGCGAGGCCGCCAGCGTGGCGCCGATACTGATCTGAACGGGATGCGCGGTGGCCATGGGCAAACCTCATGAAGATGGCACGGCAGACAAGCGCCGCGCCCATGACAAGGCCTCGACCAACTCACTCACCTCAAGGGCAAGGAGTTCGGATCGAGGCCAATGGGTGTAGAGGGCGAGCTCCACCACGAGGGCGGAGAGCTCACCCGGATTCACTGCAAAAACCGCCCAGCACCTTCTGCAGTTGGGCGTAGTCCTTCATATCGAGCTGGTGGATCGCGGCTGGCGGCAGCTCGGCCAGATTGGCGATCAGCCGGATCTCGCGCTCGGCGTCCGTGCCGGCCGACTTCTGTGCGGCCAGATGGTCGCCCACCGTGGGACGGCGCAAGGCGATCTCCTGGATCGGCAGACCGTCGTGCTCGATTGGGAAGTTGAGGGTGATGCGTTCAGATGTGTTCATGAGATTCTCCCTATTTATCTCGATAACGGAGCCGTATTTGGCGCTATATTTGTAGCCATTACTTTGAGGAATAAACCATGGATGCGATCTACGCCGACTACTCCATCAGCATGTCCGAGTTCAAACGCAACCCGGCACAGGTACTTCGCACAGCTGGCGAAAAGCCCGTGGCGGTGCTCAACCACAACCGCCCGGCCTTCTACATGATCACGCCCAAGCTCTTCGAGGCGCTGGTCGAGGAACTAGCCGATCGCGATCTGGTGGAGCTCGCTCGCCAGCGTCTGACCACGGTCGACCAAGCGATTGAGGTCGATCTTGACCAGCTCTGAGTCTCCCGCCGGGGCGACGAAGTACCGACTGAAATTCCTGCCCGCCGCACTCGACGAATGGAATGCGCTGGACGGTAGCGTCAAAGCGGTGCTCAAGAAGCTGCTCAAAAAGCGCCTTGAGCAGCCGCGTGTCCCGGGTGCGCAATTGCATGGAGATCTGCGCGATTGCTACAAGATCAAACTGCTCAAACAGGGCTATCGCCTGGTTTATCAGGTCGAGGACGGCGTGCTGGTCGTCCTGGTGCTGGCCGTGGCCAAGCGCGAAGACATGGCGGTGTATCGCGCGGCCATTGATCGGCTGATTTCAGGTCGGTAGCACCAGCACCACCTGACGCGACATCACACCCCAATCGCTGCCCGCACCGCCTCCATCTGATCGGTACCGCCCACCTTTCTGACCAGGTTGATGGCGTCGATCTCGATCAACTCCTCCTCGTCGATGGTGAGCTTGTAGTAGCTGGCGGCCACCGAGACCTTGATGGTGCTTTTGTCGCCAGGCTTCCAGGTGCCGGCGTCGAGCTCTTTCCAGCCACCGCGCAGATTGACGACGACGGGCTTGGCTTGTGCCCCCTGCGCCTGGATGGCGCCCCGGATGGTGATTTGCGTCGCGGCGTTGTCGAGCAGACCGAAGAGTTTGAAGACCTCCGGGTCGTGGTCGGCGATGGTCAGCTCGGCTTCGAGCTTCTCCATACCGAGGTCGATCTCGACCGGCAGATCCATGCCGCCGGCGCGGTGCTCCTCGGTCTTGAGAGTGAGTTTGGGCAGTTGAATCTCGTCGATGCGCCCGGCGTAGCCGCGACCGTCGACGAAGAGGTTCATGTTTTTGAGAACACGCGGCAGTTCGATGGCCATTACAGAATCTCCTCGAGATAGTCATCGACCAGGTGCGAGCGGAAAATGATGTGCTCGGCCGGGTACGGCGGGGTGAAGTCGAAGTTGAAGTAGATCTTTCCGTCCTGGATAGACTGGGGCGAATTAAGGTCAGGGTCGGCCCAGCACTTACCGCCCAGGATCGCGCCCTGGGCTTTGAGTTGGCGCAGGTAGGCGTTGACGCCTTCGGTGACTTCCTCGACGTAGGTCTTGGTGATGTTGCGATCCACGGCCCAGAGGTGGGCTCGTAAGAGCGACTCGTTGATCATGTCGGCGGTGCGCCGCACCGAAAGGAAGGCCCACTTGGGGTCCGAGGAACAGGTTCGGTTGCCCCACAGGCGGTAGCCATCCTCCTGGATGATCGTGGCCACCTCGTTCTCGTTGAGCAGGTTGGCGCGGGCATTCGGGTCACCGAGTGCAAAGTCCACCGGGCGGTGGCTGCCAACGATGCCGTTGATGACGTTGTTCGACGGCGACCACCAGAAGCCTCGGTCGTTGTCGATCTTGGCAATGAGGCCCGCCACACGCGCAGAAACGGGTTCGGTCACCACCGCCCCATTCTTCATCACCTTGACGTGTGGGTCGACCACGTAGATGCGCGGCGAGCCCCAGTCCTCGCGGTAATCGATGGCGGCAGCGTCCGTGGTGTTGGGGCCGTCAGCGATGATCACCGCGCGCAGGCGCTCGGCAATGCCCAGCAGTTCGGCCACGACCGGATTCGCCAACTGACGAGTGTCATCATCCGGGTCGATGGGGCGCTGATGCGTGAAACCCGGGGCGATCAGGATGCGCGGCGTGACCTTGGCCACCGACTGGGCCGCCAGCAGTGCCTGCAGCCCGAGGTACTGGCCGGTCTCATCAACGCCACCGAGCACGTGGGTCTGGGTCTCGGCATCCGTTGCGCCTTCGGCCACCCGGATCACGACCACCAGGGCGCCGGCCTGATCGAAGATGCCATCGATGGCCATCGGCAAGGTGCCCGTGGTTCCGAGCTTGGCCGCCTCCAGGCGAGATCCGGCAATCAGCACCGGGGTGTTCAAGGGAAAGCTGTGCTCATCGGCATCCGGTGCCGTGCCGACGAGGCCGATCACGGAGGATCGGACGGTGCGAATGGGACGCGGGCCGTTGTCGATTTCAACGACCTCGACCCCGTGAAGAAAGTGATCTGCCATGAGTTGACTCCAGAAGTAAAAAATCCGCCAATTGGCGGAATAAATCGGGGGATGGGGTGATCGGCCAGTCGGTGGGTCAGATCAGCGGCTTGCCCTCATCTGGCTCGATGGATTTCTCGCAGTGGTTGGGGTCAAGCGTCCAGGCCCGCCGACTGCAGACCAGGGCGGCGATGAGCATCCACACTGACGCGATCACAGCGGCGATCTGGCACAACAGCCAAATGCTCAGCAGCGCGAGGCGTTGTCGGATTGCAGTGGTCACGGTGCCCCCTCCGGCCAGCCTTGGCTGAGGTCGCAGCCGGCGATGTCCTCGCCCGCCGCCTGCTTCGCCTTGATCGCATCCTTGTGCGCCCAGGCGGCGGCGTAATGCGCCGACACCCACTGCATCACCGCGAGGCCAAACTGCACAGCCTCGGCGCCGGTGAGCGTGTGGGTCACATCCTCGGCATCGCGGAATGACACGGTGTCGGGGCTGCCTGCTGCCACCAATGCCGTGCCGGCGGTGGCCACCGCATTGATGTTCACGCGGTCGCGCTCGTGGCGCAGTTGCACGGTGCCGGTTGCGCCATCGGGGAAGCGGTGCGGCTTGCCTCGGGCAATGCGGGTATCGCGCTCGGCATCGACGGCGGCTAGCCGCTCGCGCAGCTGCTGCGCCTGCTGGAGCGTTTCGCGGGCCGACTGCGCGGCCTTCTCCTCGCTACTTGGCACCAGCGTCCAGCCGCTGCCGTGTTCCCCATCGCCCACATCCCCCGCATCCCACCTGGCGGCCTTGCCGCGTGGAATCTTGGGCGGTGCGGTAAAGGTCCAACCCGCCGGTGCCGGCTGGCCCGGCTCGATCTCGGCGGTCTCGCCCAGAAAACCGTGGTCGATCTGATAAATCGTTCGCATCATTGATCTCCTGATGGGGGGCCATCACTGGGCGCGCACGTAGTAGCGGTAACCGCCCCGATAGCTGCTATTGGTATCGGAGAGCGAGCCAGGCTGGTTGCCGTAGGCGCCTACCGCATAAAACTCGCCGGCACAGGTCGGCAGCCGAAACTCGGTGGCGAGGTTGTAGCTGTAGAGACTTGCGGCACTGGCCACGTTGACGTAGTAACTGCTCGACTGCTGGGTGTGATGCAGCCAGCGCCCTCCGGGGAGCGGTAACAACCAGTAGCCGTAGATCGAAGCGCCGTAATTCGAGAAGTAGTTGTTGGCGTAAAGGCGCCCGCTCACCAGATCGAATAGCGCAAAGTCGAAGTAGTAGCTGTTGTTGCTCGACTCAGCGATCAGCCAGACGAAGCGGTCCCCGGTGAAGTTGAAACGACGCAGCACGATGCTGGTGCTCCAGCGCGACGGTCGGCTGTTGCGCTTGAAGCTCACGAAGTCCCGGGTCTGCACCAAGGTCAGGGTGTTGAGCCCGGAATAGAAGCCAAAGCAGCCCGTACTCGGATGCACCCACATCCGGGCGAGCGTGCCCGTGGCCCCGAGGATCTGGCTGGCGGTGGCCACCTGTTCCCAGCTGCTGAAATCCGCCGTGCGAAACACGGCATTGCCACTGGCGGCGTAGTAAAAGCCCGCCACGAAGTGAATGCTGCCGGCGATCAGGGTGTGACCGCTGGGTTGATTGACCGCCGTGACGGCACCGTCAGCCGCGATCAGCAGCAGCTGCCCCCCGTAGTGGAGAATGCCGATGCCGTTCTCCACATAGGAGGGCTGGCCGGTGTCCTGGCGGTTGAAGCTCTCGCCCGAGCGCAGGAGTAGGCCGTGATTGCCCCAAGCCCCTGCGCCCTCCCAGGCCTTGCTCCAGCTCGCGCCGGCATCCGTGGTGCGATAGAGCGCATTCCAGTTGCTGCCGTTATCGACCAGCAGATAGAGGCTCTCACCGACCCGTAAGACGCCGCGTGCGGCAGTGATCCGGGCATCGAGCGTGGCCGATAGATTGATGTCCCGGGTCAGGGCTGTGGCCCCATCGTGCACATACTTGAAAAGGACGTGCGAGGTGTTGAGCCGACTGTTGTCGATGACGGCCACTCCTTGCGCCAAGCCGATGACGAGGCTGCTCCCGGTGGGGTTGAACTGATCGCCCCCGCCATTGAAAAACGAGGTCCAGCCCCCGAAGGTGGCTGCGCTGGCGAACTGACAGCGCGTCTGCGCAGGGGTGGCTGCGCTGTCGTAGGTGACCCAGCCGACGGTACGGCCCGAATCCGAGATCGCGGGCCAGTAGGGGCCGCCGTAGCCGAGCGCCCCGATCTGGGCATTGGCCCAGTTCTGACCGGCATTGGCGGAGTATTGAATCCCTTTACTGGCCGATTGCACGATCACCACCCGGTCGCCATTGACGGCAGCGGCACGGTAGGTGCTGCTGTAACCCGGCGCCTCAGACAGCACGGTGACACCGATCGATGCAGAGGGCAGGTTATTGGGCGCCTGCCCCAGCACCTCGGCCAGTTCCGGGTAGTCCGCGATCAGCGCCGTGCCGCCCTCGGCCGGCAGATAGCGGCTGGTGTCCATATTGGGATGGATCAGCGCGATGCCGCCAATCGGAATCTCGCCGGGAAAGCGCCAGGCGCCATCGCCGCGCAGAAAGCGCCGGTCTTCGCCGGCCTTTGGTGCCGGCACCATCCCGAGCGAGCCGGCTGTGTTGGGGGTTGCGCCTCCGAACGCCGCGTAGCGCTGCACCTCCTGACTGAGCTCGTTGAACTTGAGGTCCCCTTGCTGGGCGACTCGATCCACCTGGGTGTTACCGGTGGCGACGACCTCGGCGGATTTGAGATTGGCGGTGGCGATCAGCTCGGCTTTTTGCAGCTGGCCGGTGTCGATCACATCGAACACCGTGGCCTGACCGCCGACTGCCTCGACGGCCTTGGCCAGCATCACGATGTCCTCGGGCGTGGCGCTGGGTGCCAGGGTGTCGATGCGCGTCTGGATCGCATCGATCTGGGCCTGGAGTTGCGTTGAAATGGGCATGGAAAGTCCTCTCAAAGATCGAGATTGAGGAGTTGGTTCAACTGCAGGCGGCGGATTCGGCGCAGCACGTCGGTGCTGACTTCATCGAGCGCATCGGCGACCGCCGTGGTGGTGGCCGTCAGTGCCGCATTGACCTCGCTGCGCGTCTGCGCCATAACCGCCTGCACTTCGGACCGTTGCTGGCCGAACCCCGCATCCAGGGTGGTGAACGCCTCGCGCAGGCGCAAGACATCCTCCGAAAGCAAGTGATCGGGGTGCGGTAGCGGCAAGCGCAGCACCGGGGTACGTTCATCGTTCATCGCTCACCTCCGTCAGGTCACGATCACGCGCAGGCGGCGCACGAAGGGTCGGTACTGGGGTGAGCCCAATAACGACAATCTCACCCGCGTGCTGCGATCCGCCCCGACCCCCACCAGAGCAGTGGCCTTGTAGGTGCGCTCAACCCAGCCGTTGCCGACTTCCACGCCCTGGTCGAGCGCCAGCTCGGCAAAGCTTCCGGGTGTGCCAGACTCGGCTTGGACTGCCACGCTGGAGGTGCCCGGCGTGAGTGCATCGAAGGTGACGGACACATTGAAGGTGGCAGCCGCCGGGATCGCCCGAGACAGGTAGTCACCAGCGGCTTCCAACGTGCCGAACACCAACTGAGCGCCAGGGTAGAGGATCGGACTGGCCGCCTCCGTACCGGTGAGCTTGGCCGACACCGCCAGGTTGCCCGAGAGCTTCTCGGTGAGCGCCAACCCCTGGTCTTCCGACAGGGTGTAGGTTCGCCCCTGCGCATCGGTCGCCATGAACTGCACATCGGTACCGGCGGCCGGACGCTCCACCCCAGCCAATGCCATCACATCCGACAGGTTGGTCACGGTGTACTGGCCAAGACTCACCGTCTTGCTGGCTTGCGTGAAACGGCAACCCAAGAGACGGAAGGTCAGGTCCTGCGTCTGGTGCGCTGTCCAGCTGATGCCGTTGGAGGACGAGAGCAACACGCCGATCTGGTAGGGCTGCGCGGTCACCCAGCCGGTGCGCGGGTCGTACTTGCCGAGCTCCGCCACCGACACGGCGTGGTTGGCATCGTCCGTGAGCACGACAAGGGCGTACTCGCGATTGGCCTCGAGGGCGACGGGATCGAGCAGCACCCGGGTCGCGTTGCCATCGGTCTTGATATCAGCGGCCAACAGGCGACCTTCGGTCAATACCGTGGTGGTTGGGATGCCGACCTGCGTCTCGCGGATCTGCACGATCACCGGGGCGGTGCCGCCCTTGGCGGTGAACCACAGCTCCAGAGCGCCAATGATCCGCCGCTCGGGCAAGGTAAAGGTCTGCGCCAGCGGGTCCCAGCGGTTGACCACGGTGGTCAGGATGCGACGACGGGTCTCGGTGACGATCTGGCCGCGACCGACGTAGGTCGCAGAGCCGTAGCTGCCGCCAGTGCCGAGAAATTCCACCAGCTTGGCGCCCGAGGGCACCCCGCTGGGGACCTGGAAGCTGCCCGTGAGCAGACCAGAAGCATTGGCTGCCGTGCCTGCAGGCTGCGAAATCCCGATGCCGTCAAAGCGCAAGGAAGCCAGCGCTTCGCTGGGTCCAAACCCTTCCACCTGATAGGCGACGTTGAGGCTGCGCAGGAATTGCACTTCCTCAGCAGAAGATGCCAGCACCTGCTCCGAGCGCCGGATTTCCACCACCTGTTCGAGCACCCCGCTGCCGGTGATCAGCCGCTCGGTGACGTCGGACGCCCAAGTGGTGTTCGTCACCGTGAACTGGTCGACAGCGGGATTCAAGGTGACCCGGGCCGGCACCGGCTCGAAGGCCTGGTAGGGGTTGATCTTCATCGACCCGGTACGCGCCAACTGTTCGACCACTGGCGCGAGCGTGTAGTCCAAGGTCAGCAGCGCATTACCGTTCTCCTTGGCGTGCTGGGCACTGGCGGTGATCGGCAAGGTGAGGACACCAGCCACAATCGCCCCGGTCTGCGCTGCGCCCTGGTCACGCAGGTCGTCATCGAGGAAGTTGTCCACGAACAGGCCCTTCTTCGCGGCCGGCTCGCGGATGTTGGCATCGACCCGCAGGCGCTCCAGCGCCATCAGGTCAAACAGGTCGGCAATCTGGCGCTGCATCGCGGTCAGTTCCGAGACCTTGATGGTGCGAATCGCCACGTTGCGCACAACCGGGTCCGAGCCACTGCGCCAGTCGTAGGCGATCTCGGCCAAGGCCAGGCGCGATGCGGGAACGCTGGGCGCGACGGGATTCCTCACCTGGCTGATGCCCTTGATGCGCTCGACCTGACCATCGGCGGTGAGTGCCAGCACATCCACGCGCGGCAGCTTCCACTGGTAGTCGATGTACATTGTCGAGCCCTGCACCACGCCCGTGACCTTGAAGCCGGTGTCGGTCAGTTGGGTTGGGGTGATGCTGGCGATGTACTGGTAGGTGACCTGGTAGCTCGACCCAGGTGCCGGCTCGGCGCCCCCCGGGCTCCAGTCGATCTCATCGCCCACCACCTTGTAGTCGGTGCCTTGCGCGTAGGTCGTGCCGCCTTGCTTGACCTCCAGCACGGCGACGACTGTGGGCTCGGTCAGCACATCACGGCTGCCGGTGAAGGCACCGTGCGCCACCGTTTCGGTCTTCTGCTGGGTGACCTTGATGTCGAGCACCTGAGCCAGCGGTGGCCGGTTGATCGTGACGACCATCGAGCCATCGCCGCTGTCATTGAAGACTTGCGGTTCCGAGGACACCCGCTGCAAATCCGGGTCGATGGGCAGGCGCAGGCGCTGCGATTGGCTGCGCTCGACCTTGAAACCGTCGATATTGGCCCGGCCTTCGGCGACCGAGAAGATGTGCTCTTGAGAATCAGCATCGGTGCTGAGGAATCGGACACCCAGCCCATCGGTGACATAGTGGCCGTTGGCGTCATAGTCGTAGCGCGCCAGGCTCGCAATCACGCCATCGAGGACCGGCGGCTGCGTGCGGTTCTCGAGGATGCCGTTGTCCAGCGCATAGACCGCGTGGAAGTCGCCGGACTGACCGTCACTGGTGCCGGCGCCTTCCCAGCCCCATGCCAATGTCTCCTGCAGACGCCCAGCACCCGGCTCCTGGTAGTTGCGCACGCCCACCGCCGGCTCGCGCAAGGTGGGGTCTTCGAGCTCAGTGACGGTGCGGGTAGTGAAGCGCACGCCGACGGCCACACGCCCATCGACCGGAACCGTGAAAGTGGCCGCCGGCACCTCGCGCACCGCGCCACGCAGATAGACGCGACCGGCTTCAAGCGTCACGAGGCCGGTATCAGCATCGATCTGCAGGTTGGCGCCGCTGACGATGTCGCCGTCCTTCAATAAGGCATCGGCCACGCTTTGCAGCCGGTGCATCAGCGTGCTCTGGATCTCGTTGAGTTCTCTGGACTGCAGGCCATCGCCGGCGCGGAACAAGAGCTGGGTGTAGTGCTTGGCTGGGTCAAACAGGTTGTAGTAACGCTCGATCATGGACGGCCTCGCGGATTAGAAAGTGACGACGAACTCGAAGGTCTCGCGCGTAGAGGGCTGGCGCACGATGGGCACCGAGTTCTGCAGCACGAGCAAAATGCCCGGATCGGTGATCTGGGCGGGAATGAAGAACTTCTGCCCGATGGGCAACGCGGGATCGGTCTTTGTGCCGACGAAGAGGCCTTGTTCACGCACCACGCTGGTGGAGGCATCCTCGAAGTCGAAACGCACCCGTATGAAGAGATGGTTCGTTGGCTCGGTTACCATCCGGTAGCGTCCGGTTGGCACCACGATCTCGCCATCGGGGTCGGCGGAAACGAAATGCACCTCGTCCACCACCCGGCGACCGACTTCGCGCAAGAGCGCCGTCTGGTCAATCGGTTCTGGCGGGTGCGAGATCTTGAAGTGGACCGTCACCTCGCCCTGTTCTGGAATCGTGCTATCCGGTAGGCGGCTGATCACGCCATCACGGGCATTTGCGCTGTAGTCCACATCGAGCAGGTACTCGGTCTGGTCATCCAGCGAGGTGACGCGGATGTCGGCCAGATGCGTAAAGCCAAGCTCGATCACCCCCGCCTCGTCAAACGGTGTGCTGATCGCCTTGGTGGTGTCCCATAGCGGGTCGCCTTCGCCCAGGGCGAGGTGCAGGGTCTGTTGTTTGATCGCGGCGGCAAGGGCCGCGCGACCGCTGGTGGTCAGAATGGCCATCGGGTGCTCCAGGAAATGAATGGGTCAAGAAATCAAGGCTGCGTGCTGTGGGCGCTGCCAATCAGCTCGCGGGTGTCGGTCCAAGTTGAAGCCGGCCAGCGCACGCCGGTCCATGTCTGGCCTTGCCAGGCGGCGCGGGTACTGAGGACGGGCACGCGTGCGGGAGAAACCTGTGAAGCGGCGCCGACTTCAGCGCTGCGGGTCAAGAGGCGCAACAGGCTCGGGCGGGCGTCGTCGAAGACATAGGGCAGGTTCTCGGTCAGGCCAGAGATGCAAATTTGCATCTCGGTGAGTGGCCGCCATTCGATCTCAGCGGCCTCACCCAAAGTGAGATCGCCCAGTTTCGGCAGGGACCGAGTGCGGTACAAGGCGCGACGTGGGGTGCGGCTGTTCACATCGCCCAGCGTCACCTCGGAGAGCACGACCTGCGCCCGCTGGTACAGGCGCGCACGCCAACCCGCCGCATCGGGCAGCGGGGCATTGCTGGGGCTGTGCTGGCGCACCAGAAAGCCCCGGTCGAGACTGGGCACCGACTCGCCCAAGGCCCACATTCCCAGCGCCTGATCGGCGCGGGCCTGGACCCGGTGGGTGGATTGCCGATCATGCTGGCCTTGCAGCAGCAGGGTTGGCACGACCAAGTCACCCGGATGGCTGCGCGCGAATCGCTCCAGCACCTCCACGCGGATCAGCCGATGTGGCGTTGCGGACAAGCGGTCACCGCTGCCCAACGCTATCGGTGCGCCCGTCTCCTGCCACGCGAACCTCGGCAGGTTGGCGTTGATGTCACCCAATGGCGTGCTGTCCGAGAGCACCACCATCGCCCGGCAGAACTTGCGCTCGGGTCGCACCCCAACCGGATCGGGAACGCCCAGCGCATTGGAGAGCGTGAAGAGGTGCGAATGCAGGATCTCTTCGTTGGGCGTGTGGCCCAGATCGCCCAGGGCCGAGAAGTCGAGCAAATACCGGTCGATCAATCGCGCCACGGCAAAGCGCACCGCTTCTTGCACGGGAACCACACCGACATCCAAGGGTGGAGTTGCCAATTGGCAACTCCTACCAAACGACAACTTGGTCTGCCCATCCCGCCAGAACACGCCGCTGTGATCCGAGAGCAGCGCTTCGCCCAGTCGACTCTCGTCCAGCACAAGCCGGCGCAAGTCCCAACCGTGATAAATGCGTGACAGTCTGGATCTGGCCGGTGCCGATAGCCGGGCAATGGCGATCATGTTTGCAATCGCCGTGTCACTGTCGAGCACTTGTCCAGGATCGAGCTGAAACTCGGCGAAGTGAACACCGGGCGGTTCCTGCTCAACAGTGGCGCGCATCCCGATCCAGGACAAGGCGGTCGCCAGTGCGGCCGGTGTGCCACGCAGTCGCTGCCAGAGGATGCCCTCGGAGATGGCGCGGCGCGGCTCCGGCAAATATGGCAGCAATTCGCCGAGGCCATACTCCCAGATTAACCAGGGCAGCAGCGGGTCAGACGGATCGGTCTTGAACTGGCGGATGGCATCTGCCGGCAGTGCCAGCCGGGACAGCGGATCGGTCGCAAGGGATAGCGCCTGCTCCAGAGGTGTGGCATTGGCTGGCAGCAAATGGTCAGCGGTCATGTGCCCTCCACGCATGTGGTGAAATGGGAAGGCGCGAAGCGCTATCGATCCCGCCCCGCAAATTCCAGATTCAGATTAATCAGCCGCACCGCCTGGTTGGCGTTGGCACTAATGTCGGTCGTCGGCGCGAGCAACTCGACCTTGTGCACGCCGGGACGCTGAAGCTCGCCGATCACCCAGGATCGCGTCAGATCCCAGCCCAGGCCAGACTGCTCAGCCAATGCTTCTTTGAAGCTGGGTACGATGGCGTCGAAGGCGGCCATCGGTGTGTCGGGATAGAGCCAGATCCTGGCGACCACGGTGACGGGGATCAACTCGGCCGGCACCACCTCGACGGTGTCGGTCAGCACCCGGATGTCGTCGCGCAGCACCACGGCGCGAACGGCATCGAGCACCGCATCCGGGACGGTGTCTGCTTCACCATTGGCTAGAACGCTGATGCGAACACGCCCGGGTTCCGGGCTGTCGACCTCGACATCGGCCACCTCTGGAGAGGCCGAGAGCGCCCAGTAGCGGTAGTGCGCTGCCCCACCGGCATTGGCAAAGCCGATGATGCGTTGGCGGGTGCGCAGCCGAAGGGCCTCGTCATCTTCTGCTGCGAGTCGCTCGACACCATAGAAGGCGGCCAGATGGTCGAGATCGCTGCCGGTGGCAAAGGCCAGGAGTGATGCCTTGGCCGCTGCGTTGATGCGGTTCCTGAGCAGCACCTCCCGGTAAGCCGCGACCTCCAGGAGCTTCACGGCCGGGTCCGAGGCCAGGAGGGCCGAGTAGTTCGGGTAGCGGGATTGAAACTCCGTCTGCAGTTCCGAGAAGATCGTCTCGAAGGACAAGGTCTCGATCACCGCCGGGGTCGGCAGACTCGCCAGATCACTGAGCGCCGTCATTCACACCTCCACTGCTGTGAGCACCGTGGCATGGCCATCGGGCAGATAAATGCCTTCCAGATCGAGCACGACTTGACCGACTTCTGCTTTGGCGATACGCACGCGGGTGAGCTTGAACCTTGGCTCCCATCGCGCCAGCGCCTCTGCGGTGGCCGAGTACAGATCCATGGCCAACCTCGGGGTCATGGGGTTGTCGACCAAGTCGGGCAGGCGTGAGCCATAGTCACGACGCATCACGCGGGTGCCGATGCGGGTGGCCAGGATGTCGCGGATACTCTGGCGTAGGTGGTCGATGCCAGCCAGGGGCTGGCCGGTTTTGGCATTGATTCCGAGCATCGCAGAGACCCATTCATCAAGATAAATGCGCAAATTTGCGCAATTACGTCACTCTCAATGCGAGTGGTGATTCGAGTTGCCGCCTGCATCCAGGATGGAGCCAGTGGCCGAGATATTGCCGTTGACCTGAATATCACCTTCGATACTCGCGCCCGCACCGCCACCGCCTTTACCGACCAATCCTTTGAGGTAGGTGAATAGCTTTTTAACCAGCACGGTTCCGGTGAAGGTGCTCTCAGCGGCATCGACCAAGAACTTTGGAGTGGCGAGCGTCGTTCCATCATCGCGCAGTTCCAGTCGCGTCTGGCCAATCTCCAGCACGATCTTGCCGCCTGCAGGCACGGCCAAGCGCCAGTGATGCTGTGCCCGGTCGTACTCCATCACCGCCCCGTCCTTGTACAGGGTGCGAGAAACGTCTGCTGAATCGGCCGGGGCTGGATGCTCGCTGCGATAGATCGAACCGACCACTACACCTTGGTTGAGATCGCCACCAGGGGCGACCAGCAACACTTGCTCACCGGGCTCTGGCGGATGCCAGGTTCGGTCGAGACCTGCACGCAGCGTCGCAAAGGGTAACCAGCCGGTGGTGATGGGGCCGGCCTGCACCCGCACGCGAGCACGCGCGGTGTCGAGCGCCACCACCTGGCCCATCAGTGCCACATTGCTGATGCGCCGCTCGGCCTCGGTCATGTCCTGGTGCAGGTTGCGCTCGGTCATGGGCCTGGCTCCCTGTAGTGCGTGCCAACCGGCTGATAGCTGTGCTCATGGCTCACGCCGATGTCCGGCACCCAACTCACCAGCACCTGAAGAGGCAGCGGCAGCACACCGTCATCGATCACAGGCTTGGTCCAGTAGCTGACCTCGAACGACAATCGAGCGGCCAACACTGGCGTGTCGCCCTCGCCGCCCTGATCGACCTCGGTGCGGGTGAGGCGCGTGCCTTCGACCAGCAGACCCAAGGTTTCGTCGGCATCGAGGATGGCTTCCACCGCCTGCGCCAGCAGATCAGCCTCATCAGCCGCAGCCTCGCCACTGGCGATGATCTCCACCGATAGTTCGAGCTTGCGATAACGCAGTCCCGGATCAGCGTTGGGCTGCTCCTCGATGCGCTCGTCGCGGGTGTAGATCAGGATGGCCGGCAACTTGCCGGCAAACAGCGGTGTACTGCGGTGGATGCTGATGCGCGCGGCGGTGATGCGCGGGTCAATGGCCGGCAACTGCGCTACAAGACGTTCCTTGACTGCCTCACGGATCAGGGTGCGTGGATGCTTCATGGCCACCCCATTTGTGCAGCATCAGTTTCAGAAAGCCGTGCCCATCGGGTCGCACGTCGACGATCAGGTAGAGCACACCTTGCACCGTGACGGAATCACCTTCGGTCGGGGTAGCCGGCAGATCTGCCTGTCGCACCTCGAGCACCGGCTGGACCGTGGACACCGGCACGCCCGTGCTGGCATCCACGTCCTGGTGGATGGCGGTAAAGACACACGTGCCATCGATGGGTGCGGCCTGCCCATCAATATGAAACACCACCGGCTCACCAAAGGTGGTGAGCACGATGGATGACATGGCACTGGTCAGGTCACCGAAGAAGGTCATGACGATCACCAGCCATTGCTCGAATGCAGCCGCACCGTGAGTGCCGGACGTTTCACAATCGGCAGCGGGTTGGACTGGGTGTAGATGTCGATGCCGGTACCGTTTTGGCGCGCAAGCTGGTGGGCGTAGAGCTCCTGTCCGTAGGTTCCAACGGCTTCCATCAGGTTCGCGGGCGCGAAGTAGGTGCGGAAGGTGTCGAAGGTGCCCAGCGGAAACGCGATGCCCTCTTTCTCCGGGATGAGCCGCACGGTATCACCCGTGGAGAGCGTGACCGTGCCGAAATACTCCTCGAACAAAATCGAGCCAAATCGAAAGCCCCGGCGCACATCGTCCTTCAGGGGGTTGGTGCCGGCCGTGCCCTGGGCGAAGGTGTAGGCCTTCTCCACCGAGGTGTGCGTCACCAGCTTGTCGAAGAACTCAGGGCTGACCAAGGCATGCAGACTGGTCATCATCTCGCCCTTGAGGCTGGACTCGATGTGGCGGGCCACCTCGGTGCAGCGGATCACGAGATCCTTGTCGTCAGCGAACTTGAAGTCGACCGACTTCTTGGTCAGGCCAAAGGCGGTGTGCCAGTCGTAAAGGACATTGCCGGCGCCGTCCTTGGTGACACCGAGCAAGGCATTCACGCGCATGTACTCCAGCGTCTGCGCGTGTTTCGCACGCATCCGGGCGAGCTTGCGGGTCATCACGGTGACCAGCGGGTCTTCTCCGGCCGCCAGGCCAAGCCCCCGGATGCCCTGGATCTCCTCGGGCAGCACCACATCGTTGTGCGGGATATGGGGAACGGCAAACGAGCGCACCTCGCGCTTGTCGGTGGTGCCGACGGTGGCTGGGGCCCCAACCGCCACTGCGGGCAGCAAGCGCAACTCACCCTCGATGGACTCGATGGTGACGTTGCGCTGGGAAATGGGCTCGGGTGCAAACAGCCCCAGCTGGCCGACACGACCATAGGGGTTGGGCAGCATCTGGATGGCAGCCGACATCTCGGCCAGCGTGAAGCCGCCGGCATCGAAGGGATTGACGATTACGGTCATGGGAGAACTCCTGTTCAAGCCGTGGCGCGCACGACGATGCCGTGAGCAGCCAGTTGCTGGTGTTTGAGGGATTGGGCGGCGGCATCCGTGATCGAGGCATCGAAAGCCAGCGCACGGTCAGCGACGATCACCTGGCCGCGCGCGAGCACGACGGCCTGGGTGTCGGTGGCGCTTGCGGCGACCGGGTGCAGCAGCACGGCCGAGGCAATTTCGGAACCCTCGATACCTGTGGTCGAGGCGGCCGGCGAGAAGGCATAGACGCCCGTGGCGGTGATGCGACCGAGCACGGCACCCAACGGATAGGCGGAGCCCGCCTTCACGGTCACGGTCTCGCGGGTGTAGTCCGGGTCGGCCTCGCGCTTGATAAGGTCACCCAGGGTGGATGGAGAAATCAAAGGTGTGCTCATTTACGACCTCCATAGGCTTGGGCCGCTTTGACCAATGGGCTGTCAGCGACGGATTTGGGTTTGGTTTGGGGTTGCTGCGGAGCATCGGCAACGATGTCTTGCGCCACATCGCGCTCAGCGGCCTGCTTCAGCACCGACTGACGCAGCGCATCCGGTGTGACACCACGGGCCAGCGCCTGGGCCGGATCGACAGTTACACCGAGGCGTTTGGCCTGTGCTGCGATCTCGGTCAGCTCTTCGAGTTGGCGGCGCAGTCGCTGCTCGACCTGGGCGGTGATGGCCGCTTCATCGAGCGGCGGGGTTTGCGGTGGCTGCACCTGGGTCGTGGATGTGTTCTCTTGGTCGTCATCCACCGGCGTGACGATGTTGTGATCATTCATGGAGATCTCCTGTGGGGAAGAAGTAGTACGGGATGCCGACAGTGCGGCGGACTTGGTGCGCAGACTGCGGCTGGCAAACATCGCCAGCTGGCGTTGCAGGGCGGCGATCGCTTCGGAACGGGTGCCAATCTGATCGGCGAGACCCACCTGGAGGGCGGCCTCACCGCGATAGACGCGGGCCTCGGTGTCACGAATCGCCTCGGGTGTGAGGCGCCGAAACCCGGCGACCAAGGCGATGAACTGGTCGTGAAGCTGCTCGATGTCGGTCTGGATGTCGGCGGCCACTGGTTCCGGAAGCGGTGCGTGCGGATGTCCATCGACCTTGTGGGCTCCGGCGTGCAGGAAGGTGTAGTTGAGCCCCGCATTCGCATCGGCCACCGACTCATCGACGTGCACCGCTACCACGCCAATCGATCCGACCTCAGCGGTGCGGGTCAGCCACACTCGGTCAGCGGCACAGGCAATGGCGTAGGCCGCTGACAGCGCGGCCTCATCGGCAATCGCCCAGAGCGGCTTTCCAGATGTCTTGGACAATGCACGCAATCGCTGCGCCAGGTCGAACACGCCGCCAGCCTCGCCGCCACTGGAGTCGATCTCAAGCAGCACCGCCTTCACCATCGGGTCTGCAAAGGCTGCTTCGGACATGGAATCGATGTCGTGGTAGCTGGTGAGGCCACTGACAGCGCCTAGATAACTGGAGCGCCGCACCAGGGTGCCGAGAACAGGCAGGACGGCGATGCCATCCTGAATCTGTAGGCTACCGCTAATGCCTGCATCGACCGTGGCCGGGGGTGGCGTTGGCAGGGTGTCGCCGGCCAGCTTCCTCGCCACCACCCCGAGGATGACTTCGAGTTTGGGGCGCGCAATCAGGAGCGGTGTTCCGTACAGGCGGGAGGCCAGGTAAGGCAAATCGGTCATATGGATTCCTCAGTTCGATGGGGCTGGGGATGGCGTCGGAACCGGTACAGGCTCACGCCCAAAGGAGAGCCCCAGGCTGTCCTCGCGTCGGTGGTCGCCTGCGATCTCGGCATCGACCATCGCGGCATCAAAGCCGCGCTCGGCAATCGCCTGGGTGCGCGACTTGAGCCCGGCCTCGATGGCGTTGATCTCGGCGCGGATGTCTTTGAGCGGATCAACCCAGTCCCAGCGCGGTGGCAGCCAGTTGCAGTCCAGATAGTCGGCGCGACGAGATTCGTAGTCCGGCAGGTCCAGTTGCCCTGAGAGCACCGCCGTATCCATCCAGCGCGCCCAGACGGCGCGGCACATCTGAAACACCAGCACCGAGTGTTGGAAGGCTTCGATGCGCCGGCGAAACTCGAGCAAGGCAGCCCGGGTGTTCGAGTAGTTGGCCTTCAACATATCCGCCGACAGGTTCGCGTAGGGCAAGCCAAGCGCGGCGGACACCTGCAATAGCGTCCGGTACTGGAAGCTCTCGTAGTTGCCACCGACATCGGCTGGGGTCGAGAAGGTGATGTCCTCACCGTCGTCCAGGATCTGCAGTTGCCCTGGTTCGAGCGGCAGCAGCGGCTCGCCCCGGTCATCGGTCTCACCCCCGTTGTCGAAATCCCGCTCCGGCCGACGCACAAAACCCACAAACATCGCCGCGACCTTCTTGCGGTCGAGCTCGGCATCGTCGTACTGGTCGAGTAGAAAGAGCTTCACCAGCGCCGAAGAAAACCGCGACACGCCCCGGAGTTGCCCTGCATCCACCGGATCAACGATGTGCAGCACCGATTCGGCAGGAACACGCACCGTCTCACCGGCCAGGCCAGGATCGGTGATGTCACCAGGGTGGCGGCGCAGGAAGTGGTAGGCCACGCGCCGGCCGATGCGGTCGAACTCGATGCCCTGGCGGATTCGGTTGCCGTTGTCGAGTGCCTGGTTGTGGTTCAAGGGCAGCATCTCGGCTGGGAGCATCTGCAACTGCAGCGGGACGGACAGCCCGTCTTCTGGAAGACGCGATCGAATCCGAAAAACACCTCCCCGGCGATGAACAGTTCCCGTGCGGCCCGGCGCTGCTGGCCATAGAAATCCGTCATCCATTCGGCGTCCGACTCGTCGGTCCAGCGCAGCCACAGCCTTTGCACCCGGTCCTTGAGCACTGCATCACCGATCCCCGACGAGGGTTTGATGCCGGTGCCAACCGCATTGCCGGCCCACGACTCGACCGCATTGGCGGCATAGCCGTTGTTGCGGATGAGATACCGGGCCCGCGCGGTCATGTCGGCCCCAGCCGCCTGGATCAGCGTGTTGACGTGCGCGCGGCTGGCGTGAAACGTCTTGAGTCGGCGGGCGGACAGACCGCCCTCGAAGCCGCCGATCATCGCCCCTACTTTGCGGCGCAGGTTCTGGAATGCCTTCATCACAGTCCCTTCCCGGCGTAAGTGCGGATGCGCCGGGCGCGCGGTCGGCCTTCTGCCTTGGCGATCTCACGATCCAGGTCACCCAGGGCCGACTGCAGTTCGGCATCGGACTTGTAGGTCACCCACTTGTCACCGGCCTTCACGGTGAGCACCCCATTGAAGCGCGCAGCCTGCAGGGCTTCCCGCTGGGCCTTGAGTTGTTCGAGGGTCATGGACAGCACTCCCGGCCAGCGTGAGGCTGGCGGTATCAGAGGTAGTTGGAAGAAATCGCCATGCGCCGACGACGCGGGCTGGCAATCATTGGCGCAGTCACGGGTGTGGCGTTGCTGGCAGACTTGCGATTGACTGGCGCCGGCGGCAGCGCCTCGACCCGCTTGTTCAGGTTCAGACCCATCGACAAGAGACCGTGCAATGCCGCATAGGCGTACACCCGGCAGTCCAGGGCTTCGTTGCGCCGACCATCCGGCTTCCACCAGAAGCGCTGCGGGAAGCCCTTCACGTAACGGGTGCGAATCCGTTCCGCCGTCAGCTGCTCGAAATACTGCGCATCACGATCCAGCGGAAAGTGCATCGCGCCAGGTCCAGATTCAGATTTCTTCAACCGGGCGTAGATAGCTTCCTTGGCCGCATCGACCCCAACCGTGAACAGATTGACCTTGCCCTTGTTGGCCTTGCTCGGACGCTTGGGCCAGATCTGGCGTTTGCCCGAGCCCCCCTTGATGGCCCAGATGCGTTTCCTCTCCCGGCCTTTGCAGAAGGCATAGGCCGCGAGCGTGTGATGGCCACCGGTGTCGAGACACGCGGCTTCAATCGTCAGGCCATTGGCCATGGTCTCGTGCTCAAAACGGTTACCGAGGTAGGCATCCAGTTGCGACCAGGTATCCGGCGCGGATGGATCACCCCAGAGCACCTTGTAGTCGATGGACCAGGACTCCTCGTCCCGGCCCCATCCGACGACTTCCAGTTCCAGCCGGTCGTCCTGCACATCGATGCCGCAGGTGAGCAGTGCAACCTCGGCAGGGATGGCTGGTCCATAGGGCTCGCGGCGCTCCATCAATCCTTCAGCATCCAAGGTCTCGCCCTCCCGGTCTTCCCATGTTTCAGCAAGTTTGGTGTTCACCCAGACCTTGAGCCGCACCGGGTCGTCCTTGGCGGCATGGTGTTCCTGGGCAATCTCACCCCAGGTGAGCCATGGGCTGTACAGGCTCGACAGGTGGAAGCCCACTGTCTTGCCATCGCCCTCGGCCTTAGCCGTCCAGCGGCCATTGGCCAGCAGCGCAGGCTTGCGGTACTCGGGATGAATGCCGTCACAGGCTGGGCAGTGCCAGGCGGCCTCGCTAATCTTGCCGGCTGGCCACTTGATGTCGCGCCAGTGGATCTGGCTGAAATGCCCGCAGTGATCGCAGGGCACCTCGAACACCCGCTGATCCGACTCCAGATAAGCCGCCTCGATGCGCGAGTAACCTTTCAGCGTCGGGGTCGAGCACAGATACACCTTGCGATTGACGAAGGTGGCGGCGCGCTGCACGGCGAGCGCCACCGGATCGCCTTCGCCGTCGGCATCGCCAGGGTAGCCGTCCACTTCATCAAGAAACAGGTAGCGCACCGGCATCGATCGTAGGCCAACCGCCGAATTGGCGCCGGTCATGATCAGCACGCCTCCTGGGAATTCCTTCATCAACTGAGTATTGCCGGAATCACGCGACCTGGGGTCCTTCACCCGGCTGGCGAGTTCTGGACTGGCTTCGATCAGCGCATTGACACGTTGCTTGGAGACGCGCTTGGCGCCTTCAACCGTGGGCTGAACCAGCAACATCGGGCCGGGGGCGTGGTGAA